ACAGTAACTGTAACTCCAGTAACACGTGTCTTTGACACAATTGCATGCGGTTCACAAGCAATGGCAGAAGCCGTAGCAGAAGAACCACACGTAGTTATTGGTAACGTAACTGATAAGTTAATGCGTTTCCGCCCAATGGGTTGGTACGGCGTACTTGGCTTTGCAGTTTACCGTGATGAGGCTCTATTCCGAATCACAGCAGGTTCATCAATCGCTGCTAAGTAGTAGTTAATTGACTGTAGGGCTGGGGCAACCCAGCCTTATGGTGAGTCCACTAAAGGAGGATGAATGTCTAACTGGTTATTTAAAACACCAATAGTTGAAGAAGGTCCTGCAGGCATGCACAGACTATTTGAGTTTTACAGGTTAGACCGTGGTATATCTATTGTATTAAATACTAATGGACAATACCAACAGATTCGTTATCCACTTGATTCTGATTTGCCAACCTATCCTGTTGTCTATCGTGGTGGTTACAACCATACAGTAGATGATGCTACTAAGGCAGCCCTTATTGCTGGTGGTGTAGGAGTAACGGAAGCAAACTTTACGGAAGTATGAGCCTACATCAAATACAAACACATCCTGAATATGTAGAAGGATGTTTTGGGTGCAAGGTAATGACCCTTGAACTAGGTACAGGTGATGCTGACTCTCGTCGTCAAAGACCACAGAGAGCGTTTAACCAAGAACTAAATGCTTACAACGAGGCTAGAGCACAGGGTATACAACCTGGCGGTACATCAATGCAAAGGATTCGTGAAGCCGAAAAGGCTTCCGAAGTATTAGGCAGACCATACAACTCGAACACAATGCCTGATGCAAACAAAGTAAACAAATCAACCGTAGCAGTAATGAAAGAGATAGGACAAATATAATGCCAATGGTCGGAAATCAAGAGTTCCCATACACAGCAGCAGGTAAGATGGCAGCAAAGAAGGCTGCTAAGAAGACTGGTATGCCAATGAAGAACACAGCCAAAAAGACAGCAAAGAAAATGGCTATGAAGAAAATGGGCAAGAAGAAGTAAATGGCTCCTAAAAAGAAAACGCCAGCAGAAGTTAGAGATATTCAAACACGTATTAAGCCACGTAAACTTACAACTTTTGAAAAGTTGCTTGTTAAATACAAAGGCGATATTACAAAAATCCCTGGCTTTCAAGACGGAAAAGGAACAGAGTAAACAATGGCTAAATCTCCAGCATGGACGCGTAAAGAAGGCAAGAATCCTAAAGGAGGACTTAACGCAAAAGGTCGTGCATCCTATAAAGGTGGCACTCTTAAGGCTCCTGTTAAATCTGGAGACAACCCACGCAGGGCATCCTTCCTAGCACGGATGGGTGGGATGCCAGGCCCAGAGCGCAAACCTGATGGCTCGCCTACTCGTTTGCTTTTATCACTGCAAGCATGGGGTGCTTCTTCAAAGTCAGATGCAAAGGCTAAGGCTGCTGCTATCTCTAAAAGAAATAAGGCTAAAAAATAATGGCTGCTAAAAAGAAATCTACAGTTAACGCTGCTGGTAACTATACAAAGCCAGGTATGCGTGCTGCATTGTTTAAGAAGATTAAGGCTGGCTCTAAGGGTGGAGACCCTGGAGAATGGTCTGCTCGTAAAGCACAGTTGCTTGCAGTTCAATACAAGAAGGCAGGCGGAGGATACAAGTAATGGCTCTTGCTAAATCACAACAGTCACTTAAAAAGTGGACTGGTCAGAAGTGGAAAACTTCTGATGGCAAACCATCTAAAGGTAAGAAAAGATATTTACCAGCAGCAGCATGGGCTGCATTAAGTCCTGCTGAAAAAGCAGCCACTAATAAAGCAAAGGCTGCGGGCAATGCAAAGGGTAAACAGTTTGTAAAACAACCAAAGTCAATAGCAAAGAAGGCTGCGAGGTTTAGATAATGGCAACAGGAGTAGCAGGTAGCACATTTGTTGACGAGTTAAATCGTCTTGCAAATGGTGGAACATACCCAACACCAGATGCGTACCAGTCCGAACAAGGTGCAGCAAACAACTATGCTGACACTAGCGGCTTAGGCATTATAGCAGCACTAAACATTAAAGCCAGTGCTAGCCGTCAGCCTAATAATTACAAGATGCTAAACGCTATCTGTAACGAACTAGCGGGAACTACTGGACTGTCAGCAGTTGTTGCACTAAGGAGCATAGACCTATGACAACAACATTGACACAGATGATTGATGAAGTGCTTATCAATCTATCGGGTTACACATACCAGCAAGACCGCTCTACCTATCTTAGAACTGCGGTTAGTACTTTAACCTCACCAAGTACTGCACCTACAATCTTGTCTCTTGGAGACACTAGCAATGTAGGCAAAGGTGTGCTTGAAATTGATGAAGAGTTAATGTGGGTTGATTCATTTGACCGTGTTGGCAATACAGCAACAGTCGCCCCTTACGGGCGAGGCTATCTGGGAACAGATGCTGCCACCCATGCTGCGGATGTAAAGGTTACTATCTCACCTATTTTCCCGCGCTATGTTATTAAGAAGGCTATTAACGATACTATTGAAGCAGTTGGTTCTGCTATCTATGCTGTTAAGCAAACATCATTTGTTTACAATGCAGCAGTAACAACTTATGAGTTTCAAGATTTAAACATAGAAAACGTTCTTACTATGTCATGGCAGGATATTGGTCCAACAAAAGAATGGATTAGAGTTCGTAGATGGACCTTTGACCCATTGGCTGATAGTGCAACTTGGGGTAGTGGTTCACAAACTGTAACTATTCATGATGTTATTATTCCTGGTAGAACTGTTAAGGCTATGTATGCTACACACCCATTACCTTTTACAAGTAACTCACAAGATTTTTCTACACAAACTGGATTATCAAATACAGTTAAAGATGTAATTATTTTAGGCGCAGCCTACAGATTGCTGTCTTATCTTGACCCAGCCCGTGCTGCTCAATACAGTCCACAGTCTGATGAGATTGATTCTAAACGTCCGTTTGGTGCATCTAACACAGCAGTGCGTCAAATCTTTGGACTATATCAACAGCGTCTTAATGAAGAAAAACAAAAACAATTAACTCAGTACCCAACACGAGTTCACTACAGCCGATAGGAATATAAATGACAACTAGAAATTACTCCTCACGCTCTCAGCAATCTACGCTGACTAGCGCGGTTACTGCTGGTGCAACAACGATTGTTGTTCAGTCTGGGCCTGCGCTTCTTGGTGGTGCAACCATCTCAGGTGGCACAACCTTTACTCTGGTTATTGACCCAGATACAGCGCTCGAAGAAATTGTAGATGCCACGGCGGTATCTACCAACACCTTTACTATTACCCGTGCTATAGATGGCTCCTCTGCCCAAGCCCACTCGGCTGGTGCAGTAACACGCCACATGGCTATTGGTCGTGACTACCGCGAGGCTAATGTTCACATTGAGTCTACAACAGGTGTACACGGGGCTACAGGGGCTGTGGTAGGTACTACAGATACCCAGACACTAACCAACAAAACTCTTACAGCACCTACAATTACCAACCCTAGCATTTCAGGTGCTGGTGTAGATGCAAGCATTGTTTTTGAAGGTGCAACTGCTGATGCCTATGAGACTACCCTTACAGTAGTTGACCCAACTCAGGACAATACAATCACAATGCCTAATACAACAGGTACAGTGGTAATTGCAACAGCAGTACAGACTCTTACAAATAAAACTTTAACTAGCCCAACTATCTCTGGTTCTCCAGTAATTACTGGTCTCTCATCTGCTGGTATGACAACCTCATCTGCTACCCCTAAGGATTACGTAGATAGTATTCTAGGCTCTGCAACTGCAGCAGCAACTAGTGCTGCATCTGCAGCCACTAGCGCAGCATCTGCTGCTACATCTGCTGGAAGTTCTGAAACATCTGCAATAGCATCTGCTACATCTGCAAGTGCCTCTGCAAGTTCAGCAACAGCAGCAGCGACGAGTGCTACTTCAGCAGCAGCCTCTGCCACAGCAGCGGCAACTAGCGCGACAAGCGCTGCAGCAAGTGCTACAGCAGCGGCTACATCAGCCACATCTGCAGCAGCAAGTGCAACTACCGCTGCTAACTCAGTAGCAACAATTGCAGGTTATGCAACTTCATCTGCCAACTCAGCAACTGCTGCAGCAACCAGTGCGACAAGTGCTGCTGCTTCTGCTACTGCAGCATCTACATCTGCTGCTAGTGCTGCGACGTCAGCGACAAGTGCAGCAGCATCTTATGACCAGTTTGATGACCGCTACTTAGGTTCTAAGACAACTGACCCAACATTAGATAATGATGGCAACGCTCTTATTACTGGAGCACTTTACTTCAACTCGGTAGTAAATGCTATGAAGGTATACAATGGTTCTTCTTGGGACC